CTAACAACAAACTCTCCAGGAGTAAGCATTGCTGGAACAACATCTGCATTTACATTTGGTCCTGGAACAATATCTCCATCATTCATACCATAAACATAACCGCCTGCATTTAATTGTCTAGGCTTTGTAGTCTGAGTGCTATACCCTCCGCCAGAAGTTCTAACTCCAAGTACGCCAGCTATTTTATTTATAAGATTTGCATTTGAGCTTTTGTGGAACATCTCTTTCATGTTGCTCTTACCAGTTTTTGGATCAACAGCCATTTGGCTTGTTAGTGGCACCATTCCAACATTAATAACTTTACCTTGAGCAGCGGCTACGCTTTGAGCAGTTGATGCTAGCAAAGCTTCTATCTCGGCATTTAATGCAACTATTCTTGCCTTTGATTGTTCTAAACTTATTTTACCCGCCTTTGCTTCTAGAACAATTAGCTCTGACTGCTTAACAGCCTTCTGAATAACTTCATTCATTTTTGGCAATAAGGCTTGATAAGAAGTGGATAGCTCGCTAGTAATTGTTCCAGTTGCAGCAACTTCTTGTCTTAATGCGGCAAGGTCTACATCGGACTGCATTGCAATTGCTGCAGTCATTGAGTGCCATTTAGCTGCTTGTGCTGCTACTACACCTGTTGAAACATTATTAACGCTAGTTAGTCCAGGAACATCTGGCAAATCTCCTGCTGCATAAATTTGTGGGTTATTGCTAATTCTTTTATTAACTGGGGCGGTTCCAGGAAGAACTCCAAATATACTTCCTGCTTGTGGAGTCTTAGAAGGAACCATATGAGACATATCTCTTGAGTAAGGCTTACCAAGCATAGGGCTTTGTTTGTTTACAACTCTATCTGCCCCTGGCATTATCATACTATTTGCAAGTGTAGATATTGCTGGTGATACTGGCATTACGTTATTTGCTTTACTATATAGAAGATTAAATTCGTTATTTAAATTACTTAATGCTGTGGCTAATGTTGCTGCTGCTTTAGCATCACTGTAGAATGTTTTTTCTATTAAAGTTCCAGCTTGATTTGCAGCTACAATTTGAGGGGTTAATAATTTAAATCCTTCTCCACCCTTAAATAGCGCTCTTAGGTGTCCAACTCCCTTAATTATGTATCCAAAGAAGTTAGCAAATACACCAGTAAGCATGATGAGTGGTCCTGCTGCTGCGGTAAACCCAGCTAAAAGAGTAAGAACCTTTTTAATTGGTTCTGGTAGATTGCCAACAAACTTAAGTACTTTATCTACTAACTCAACAAAGAATGTTTGAATTGTTAAAAACTGTTCTCCAACTTTTGCTAGCTCTGCCTTTAATGACTCTAGCGCTCTTCTATATCTACCAGAAGCAGATTCAGTAATTTGTCCTAATTCTCGTGATGCTACGCTTGCAAGATCTTGAGAACTTGCTTTCATTAGGTCTAATACTTGAAGTGTCTGGCTTCCCTGTTTTCCTAAATTCTCAAATAAAGCATTCATTCTTGCAAACTGGAACTTGCCAAATAGCTGTTCAATTGCCTGTGATTTCTTTAATGGATCTAGTGTTTCTAACGCTGCCTGTATCTCTAATATTGTTCCTGTTAAGTTACCCGCATTTTTATTTACTATCCCCGCAAGATCGATTCCAAATCCCATGAACTGCTCTTTGGCAACTTTAGTTGGATTGATTATAGATGCTAGTGCTGACTTTAATGCGTTTGCACCTTCAGATGCATTGATTCCACCTTCACGCATAGCAGTAAGGTAAAGAGCTAAGTCTTCTACGTCTCCGCCAAGTGCTTTAACTACTGGTCCTGCTTTTGGAATAGCTTCAACTAAATCTGCAAGGCTTGTTGAAGTTTGGTTTTCAACTGAGTTGAGGAAGTTAATTGATTCTGTTAATTCTGTTGTGTTTTGCTTAAAGGCTGATTGAATAGCAAGTGTGGCTTTCATTGCTTCTTGTCTATCTACTTCTCCAAGTATTGAAAGTCTTGTTGCTTCTCTTGTAGACTGAAGTAATTCATTACCTTGTTTACCAGTTGCTGCAATATCTGCTGCTAAGGAAATTGTATCTTTATATGATGCTCCATATGCTGCTGCTAATTCTTTAGCAGTTGCAGATACATCTTTTCTAACCTGTGCTAATTCTTCTTTTGATGTTGCAGCAAGTCCGCCGTAAACCTTTGTAAGTCTTACTAATTCTTGGTCAGCATCTCTAAATGCTTTTGATGCTGCAACTCCAAATGCTGCAATTGGAACTGTTAAACCTACAGTTAACTGACGGCCTGCCCACTGGGTATTTTTACCCCAGTTAATAATTTGATTTCCGCCATCTTGAATAACCTTATTGTATATCTGCATTTCTTTCTTTGCTAATGCAGTTCTATTTGCAACCTCATCTAAACCAGTTTTAACGTGTACATTAAATTTCTGCATTCCGTCTGCAGATTTTCCAAGGGACTGGACTATTGATTGCTGCAGGCCTACCTGCTCTTTTGCTAAACCTCTAATAAGTCCGCTAGAAGTCTTTGTGTGATCTTGATAAACCTTAAAATAATCTCTAAGTTTTAATCTTCCAGAATCAAGGCTTTTTCCAAACCTATCTACCTCTGATCCAACAGTTACAAAATGCGAAGTAAACTGGCCAGTTGATCTTAGAGTTTCTCCAAAACCTTTTTGTATCTGGCCAGCCTGACTTGCTAATGCTGTGTTTGATAAAGTTAGTTGTGACTGTAATTTAGATAATGCTACTGAGGTCCGCTGCACATCGGCAATGAGACTTGAAAAATCTGAGGTTGCAACTATATTGGTTACAATTTGCTCATCAGCCATTTATCTATTTTACTCCTTGATGTATCCTAATCCTGCTCCGATACCAAATCCAGTTTGACTTGCTAATGTTCCCTGAAGTGACACTACGTCATCTCCGCTTGCATCTATACCAAGTGCTCTTCTTTGTATATCTTCAAAGGTAGGACCTTCTTCTTGCTCTTCTTCATCATTAATATCAATACCTTGGATTCCAGCTAAAAACTTTCTTTTTTCTGATTCCGTTTTTTGCATTGATTTCAATGTCTGAATAAGTTCTGGCATTGAAAGATTTTCTTCTATCTCTGCGTAATTTTTCCAATTACCTAAAAGAAAAACTTCTCCTTCTAATGCGGCTAAATCTAGTTCTGACCAGCCAGAACCGCTGCCGCTAGAAGGTTTGGGTCGTCCATCTTAATCCCTCCGCAAACTTCAAGAATGCGATTGATAGTAGGAACGTCTAAAACATCTTCAAATGCGTCACGATCTTTTACTAATTCTGGTAGTTGCTTTTCTAGTGCTACTGCACAAGCATCAATAAGAATTGTTAGTGTTTCGTCTTCTGTTGCCGCTTCTCCAGTTTTGGAGATTGCAGCCATAAACTTGCGTAGCTCTTTAATTGTTAATGGCTTAAGCTTAACTGTTGCGCCATTTTGTAACGTAATTTCTTCTACGTCATATACTGTAGTTGCCAATTTATCCTCCTATGTGGATATGTCTTTATTATTATAACAAAAGGGTTTTATTAACACAAACAGAAAACCCCCAAATTAATGGGGGTTTCCGTAATTTAAATAATTAAATTATGCTGGTGTCCAAGTACGGTCAATAATCTTACCGTATTCCTGTCCTGCGTAAGCAGACTCTCCTGATGGGAGAAGACGGAATGTTACTGGGAATGTTGATGCATTATTACGTGCTAATGAGAACTGTGACTGTTGTACAGACAAAACTCTACGAGCATAATATACACGCTCTGAATTTGGGCTTGATGTAGTTGGTGCTTGACCTACTGCAATAAGCTGACGCTCTGTTGGAGCTACTCCAAGAGCACCTGCTTCAATTCCTAGTGTTGATGAATTAAGTGTTGAACGTCCCTGACCGAATACAACTAGAATATTTTCTAGAGTACCTTCTGCCATTTCTGTTGCAATCATAACTTCCATTGACTCCTTGAATAGCTTTGCTGTATCAAGAAGCTGATCTACTGTTACTGAACCGTATGATGGGTTGTAAGTAATCTGAAGACCGTTGTTTGTGTAACCTACGTTACGGTATGCTGCTGCATCTGTTCCACCAGCTAAATTAACATCTAGTGCATTTAGTGTTGGGATATATGAAGTTGAGCTTACGAATGCTGGTACCTTTGTAGATACAGTTGGGACTCCAGATCTTGCGACTCCTGGCTCCATATTTTCTACATAACCTGCTGTTGTTGAATCGTTTACTGAAAGAAACAGTGGGGATGCACCAACGAGAATATTTTTGGCATTACCTGTGTTTTGTGCCATGTTTAAAACCTCCTGTATTAAAAATCTGTATTAAGTTGTATTATAAAAATTTTGGCTGGCTAGGCCTCTTTCCTCTGGTATAATAATAGGCCATTTTGGGCCTTAAGGCAAACTAGAGGAATCTACCAACTGAATCGGTAAATCTAGAGTATTTAATTTCAAGGATTACGTCTGCTGATAAAAATCCCTGAAGTTCTTCGGATGGAGTTGTAGCAGATATGTCGGAAATAAAAATGCTATAGAATTTAAATTTATTTGATATCCCATCCCAACGATTTACATCTCTAGCGGACTCATCCATTCTTCTAAATAAATCTGTCATAAAGTTTCTAATTTCTGATATCTCAGAAACATCCGTAGAGTAAATTGTAAATAAAATTTGCTCACAGCATATGAGCCAGTTATCCTCATAGGACATTCCAACCTTATCATAGACTATATGCTTCTTCCCGCTCAAGAATTGATCTAGCTCTGGCTGTTGTTGTACTGGAATAATTGGAATTATTGCAGACCCAAGATTATCGCTATAATAATTATCTTCATCAAATATGCCTATGGTAGCCAAGGAATCCCATAAATATTTTCTTACTTCCAGCATTGCATCTGCTTTATAGTCTACGGTCATAGTGATCCTCCAAATGCTTGACTTAATGCTGCGCTTGCTTGGGTTCTAACTGTATTTGGTGAAAAAGAATATTGAACTCTTGATATACCTGCTGGCACCTTTAATGCCTTTGACATCTTTAAATTAAATAGTTTTTGGAAGCCAGATCTTCTAATTGAATCTCCTACTAAATTACCTCTAAAGAATCTTGAATAGGCAAGTCTGAACTGGTGTGTAGCACCGCCTCCTCCAGGCTTTGAGACGGTCACAGAAGCCCCTTTAGGCATAAAGACGGTATAACCATTGACTTCAAACACAAGCCTCTGAGCGGCCTTTGGAGAGATTGTAACGGGTATTCCATTTTCCATAATAAATGCTTTGTTGGCAAATTTATATTTTTTAAAATCTTTTGGTGATGGAACATTAGACTTAGATAATTTAAAGTCATATCCTATTTGAAATGACAAAGCATTATCATTAAATGATTTTAATTTAAACAACCTTGACTCTGGAGATCCAGTCTTATTCCATTCGTATACGTGATGCAGAGATTTGGGCTTTGTTCTTGCCTGAGAATCAATATAATCCCCAAAGTCTTTTTCTATCTGGGAGTATATTACTTCTCTAAACTTTTTTTGGAATGCAGTATTTGAAGTCAATTGAGAAATTACATTAGCCTTATAATAAATTGCAGCAGATATCTGTGCTACATTGCTATCCCTAAGAACACTATTGTTTTTAGTAGGATTATGCATCAGCCTTTCAAGGCCGCTTGCAGCTGTAATTAATAATTGATTAGAGTCCAATTTGCTGATTCTCCGATCTCTTAAGATTTGAGCTGTACCCCAAAATTTCTCCAAAGGCGTCTGTTATTGGAGTTGAACCAATTACTTCAAATACGGTTGGAGTCTCAGTAGGATAATTTAATTCTGTCCAAATTGGCTTGCCACTTGGACCAACTATGTTTGTTACTTTAAATCTTGTATTTATTTTGTCTGTAGTTCTAACATCAATGTATTGCTCGTTTTCGTATCTATTATTGAATGTTTGTCTGTCTCCAGATCTGGAAGAAGATGAGTTACTTATAACACCTTTAGCGTAGCAATTAATGGTTTTTTCATAAGACCACTCTTTCTTGATTGCACCAGTATTTAGATCCTGTACATCTGACTGCTTATACAGATCCAGCTTCATTGAAAATGTTGCTTCTACTATATCAAACATTTAAATTACAACCATTTGTGTTAAGACATAAGGCAATAGGATCTGATCCACATATAAATTGCCAGTTCCTACGAAAGCTCCTGTGTTATATTTAAAATTCCAATCAAATGATTGTACGCTAGCAAGATACTTCTCTCGCCACTTTCTATCTTTAGAGAAATAGTCTCTCATTAAGTGTATGCATGCTTCGTTAACTTCTGCTGGAACTGTATCCCATCCATAAACGCCTTGAATCTTATAGACGCTTCCGTTTTTAAATACTCCATTATGAGTGTCATTAATACTTGGTGGAACCATACCGTTTGCTATGTAAACAGTATTGTCTAGCATGCTTGCTCTATTAATTCTAATTCCAAAACCACTCTCAGATATCTGAGTATCGTAGCTCCAGTTATTTATATTATTAATTGTATCAACTAACAATATATCGTTTTCATATAGTTCGTGTAACTCACTAATCTTAAATGGCAATCTTAAAGAATCTGCGCCGTCTCCATAAACAACATGCAAATCATTATACAGATAAAATTGCTGCCCTGTATAACTTTCAATTGTTTTTCTAGCCCATTTTTCTGCCATAATTAATTCATGATATGTTTTATTATTTGGGTCAGAAGGATCGGTTCCAAAATCAAGATCTTCTATTGCATCTCCCAAATCGATATATGGTCTTACAACATCTACTGTAGAGTAATGCTTAACTAATTCGCTTCCAATAGCATAAGTCCACTCTAGTTTAAATTTTCTTGGTCTTGTTGTAAGGGAAAATGGAAATACAACTTTATATGTTCCGAAGTCTTCATCCATTTTAGTTGCAACTAATTGAGTTATAAGTGTTCCTGGATTAATTGCAGGTGTAATGGCAGGGTCTTCAGTAATGTCGTAAACTTTTGCTACAACACTACCGTCTGCATCCATAATTTCTCCAGCATAAAATATTTTTGTTTTAACTGGGAAATTACTTTCAATATAAACTTCTGCCATTTAAATAGGTTTAGTTAGCTATAATACTCTTGTGCTTCTCTTGGTGTAGCTAAACGGAAACCTTCCTCCATATCAAAGATTTTTTGTGCGTCTTCTTCTTTCATTGCAATAAATGGATGTTCCTTTGTAAAGGTATATCCTAAGATATCGTAACGAAAATTTGCTCTAGTCATTCTAACTAGCACATCATCCTTAGACTGTGATTTTTTAGGATCAAATCTTGGAAGAACTTCTTCTGCTTCTTCTTCTAAATCTTCAAGCTTTTCTAGAGTCTTGGCATATACCGCATATGTAACGCCTTCTTCTGCCAAGGCAGCGATTACGTCCGCCTTATTTTTTAGACCTTCTGTCTCTACTGCAAAATCTTCTGCGATCTTTTTTAGCTCTGCAACTTTTAATGTCTCAAATGACATATATTACTCCTTTTTCTAGGTATTTAATTATAGCATTGATGAATTTAAATGAAAAGCCCCCAAAATTAATTGGGGGCCTCTCGGTGATTAATTCTTAAATTAATTAAGAAGCAACCTTAACGTTCTTTACTACAACCCAAGCATCTGCTTGTTCGATTTGGACGCCAACACGAGTATACATTGTGTACTCAATTGAGTCCTTACGTGGCCAGAAGAAACGGTATACAGTTACATCACGCTTAACACCAATAACAACGTTATTTGGGAATGTTAAGTGTACGTCACCGTGTGAACCTGTTGCTGCTGAGTAGTCACCTGTCTGTGTTTCTGGAAGCAGTGGAACTTCAACGATTGGAATACCAAATGCGTATGGAGCTACATATCCTGCTGGTCCACCTAGAGGTGCAACATCTCCACGGATGATGCCTGAAGCAATATCCTGTGGGTTAACATTCTGGATGTTTTGTGATGTTGAGTATAAGTAATCCTGGATCAAGTTTGATCCAGCAAGGAAGCGAAGGTCTGTGCGACGTTGCTTGTACTTACGTGGAAGTGCCTTAAGTGCTGAGTTGAATACTGCACGTGAAATTGCAGCTCCACCAGCGTCGACTACGTGACCGTATGTCTTGGACTTCTTTACTACACCATTGAATGCCTTATAAAGTGCATCTGATGTAAGTGCTGTGTTACCGTTAAGGATAACATCTTCAATATCGTTTCCTGCTTGTGTTGCAAGCATTCTTGCGATGTGATCTTCTAGATCTGGACCTTCAATATTGTCTTCTAGAGACTCAGTTGAAAGTTCCCAATCTAAGCGAAGCTTCTTTGTTGTAAGAGAGATCTTTGAGAAAGTAACTGCTGCGTTTGAAGAAGTGTCATCTCCTTCTGTAGCGAGCTTCATAAGCTTCTCGCCAACACCAATACGATCAATCTCGGTTGTGTCTGCCTTCATGCGGACTGTACGTGCGACCTTACCAATTACGGTTGCGTCGAACATGTAGTCTAGAAAGCGAGCTGATTGCTCAGGGTTTAACAAACCACCGTTACCTGCTTCTTGGGCTGTGTGTATACCTTCTACTGAAGACCCTGAAGAAGCAAAAGTACCTGTTGCTGTTGTACCTGCTGCAATAGTTTTTAATAAATCATTGCTCATTTTTTATACCTACCTTAGTTAAATATTTCGTTCACGGAACCGAGGAAAGAACCGTTCCATTTGGATTTTTTGATTGTTACTTCCTGAGATCCGCCAAGATCTGAGGACTTCTTAACTGCAGTCTCTGATTCTACTGCATCGACACGCTTTTGTACGCCATCAATCGTGTTCTTGATTTCTTCAATAGCTTTTGCTAATGCGCTGTTTACTTCTGCCTGCTCTGAAAGCTTTACTTCAACAGACTTGCTAAATGATTCAACAGTTTCTTTAACTGTTGTAAATTCAGCAGAGCTTGTGCTGTTTGACTTTTCTAGAGTCTCTGAGAAAAAGTTTTTTAGATCGCCTAACATTTTTGCAAAATCAGGTTCATCAACCATAACTTCTGATACGTCGGCTGCTTTTTCCAGAGTTTCGGCAGGAGCGTCTGCTGCTGCTTCTTCTGCAGGAGCTTCTTCGACAACTGGTGCTGCTTCTTCTGCAACAACTGGAGTCTCTTCAACGGCTGTAGTTTCTTCAACTACTACGTTTTCTGTATTTTCTGACACTTCATTACCTCCTTCTGCGTTTGCCTGTTTTGCAATTGTTTGTGTATCAGGCAACGACAATCTTGACTTCTTGAATGAAGCAAGAATTTTATCTATTTCTTTTGACTTATTTGTATCTGAACTTTCGACCCAACCTATTAATGTTGCTGGCTTACCAGAAACTGGTGAATCAAATGTTTTTTCTGTTGATACAAAAATTGAGTCGCTTTCTTCGCAATAAAAAATGTTTTCTGTTACAACCTGAGTTGCAATACCCTTAGCAATCATTTGACCATTTACCTTTTCAAATGAAATGATATTGCACAACTCATTTGCTGGGGAATCTACAATTGACAGTTCAACTAAATCATAACCCTTAATAAAGCGAACAGTCTCTCCATTTACTTTATTAACTTCATTATCTGAATCTGTAATCTTTCCGCCGATTGAAAATCCTGAAAGAGTTCCGTCTAAAACTTTTTCCCATGTGTCTTGTGCGCCTTTTGAAATATATGTGGTTACATAGATTCCATTATAAAAATTCTTTGAGATTGGATCATAGTATGTCTCTGGCTTAAATGATAACATTTTGCCAACTGCAAGGGATCCGTGCATTTCACGAATGTTTCCACGGAAACCTTCAAATGCTTTTGTGCTTGCTTCTGCTGTTACAACATCTCCAGTTTGGTCAACATTGTCTAAAGTAGCAAATCCTGATACTGTTCTTTTTTCACGATTGACCTTAGTAAATGGGATAGATAAATGTAAATTATCCCCACTACTTGACCATTGTGATTTTTCAATATTCATATGCTTAATTTTATACGTGTATACATCAAAAGGCAAATAAGTAGTCGAGTAATAATTACTCTACTTTACTTCCGTCTCCCTTTGCATTTCTTCCTTCCCCAGATTTATCTGGTGAATTTGCAGCCCTCTCGCCATCCCTTGCCCTTGTCTTACCTGCTTGGGCTGCTTGCTCGGATTTTGCTGGACCTTTAATTTCAATAACATCATCTCCGCCATCTAGCGGAATCATGCCTTTTCTAATTCTAACTTCATTAGGCGTAATTACCTGCATTCTTAAATATCTTTCGTCAATTTTAGACTGTGTATCTTCATCAGTTAAAGTTAATTCATTAAATTTAAGGACTAGGGCATCTGTCTTTTCTTCAAATATTTTATTTATTTTTTTCTCTAAAATCATTTGGGCTGGGCGACAAACCTGCTCTTTAAATGTTTTATCTGCATCACGGGCTACCGCTAAATTTACACCCTCTGGAGTTCCAATTTTATTAATTGGGACACGATGAGCTAATAGAATTTCGTCTCTATTTGATTTACGATATTTCTCAAATGAGCCTTCCTGATTTCCAGCCTCAATTGGCTCCATCTTAAATTCAACCTTAGAGTCAGGAGTATCTGCTGGTAGTGGGACATAAAGAGATCTGTGATTCTTGCCCTTTAATCCAACCTGGAAAAATTCAAGTAATTTTCTTTCTGATTCTGGTGAAAGCTTTGCACCTTTGACTGTAATAATATATCTTGGGACTGCCTTGTTTTCAAAGTAGTCTAGGTTATATCTTCCAGAAAATTCGTTTCCAGCAAGTGCCATCTGTGCAGCAATAATATCTGGAATACCATAATAGTTATTCATTGGCGTATATTTCTTAAAATGAATAACTTCATTAGGTCTTTCTTCTTGTGAAGCAATTGGGCTTAGGGTTTCTGCGTCCCCGAAATTGCGAAAGTATACAGCCTTGCCATAAAGCAATTGGATAAATCCATCACGTAATCTTCTTATTCTCATTGTTTTTGATGGGATGTGCCCAATGTATCCAATGTTACCTGATGTGGTTCTACCGATTTCTAAATAGCCATTTCCAGTTGCTTCTAAATCAGTATATACTTTAATTAAAGTTTGAGTAAATGTATCTTCATCATTTGTTGTGTCTAGCCAATCTTGAACATCTTGTCTAAGCTTTCCAAGCTTCTTACGTGCTCTGGCTAAAACCTTCTCATCTTCTATAGAATCAAATGCATCGTTGGTTTTCTTTGTTTCAATAAAATCATATCCTAGTCCAACAATATTAGAAACCTTTGCGTTAATTGCTGCATAGTTATACGTTGATACTTCATAAATTTTTGAAAGATATTCTAGGTTATATGTTGGCTCAATAAGATCAAACATAGCATAGCCAGTGATGGCTTGTGCTAATAAATTCTGTTGTGTTGTTGTTCCTTGAATTCCGCTAAATGATTTTGAAAAATCACGATTTATTTTTCTACGAAATGCAGGACTTAACCCCTTAATCTTTTTTAATTCTTCAACGTCTACGGCAAATGGGTCATTGCTGGCTGTGGCTTCTTTTTTAAAAGAAAACCAGTCTGCGGTATTTGTAATATCAATAATATTTTGTGAATTTTCTTCGTTAATAAATTCCATCATCTACCCCTAAGATTGCCTAGTTTTTTCATTTCATCTTTGTAGTTTCCAATATCCAGTGGATCTGGAACTAAACCTAAATTAAGTCTTTGTTGCTGATAATGAAATTCTTCGTCATCAATTTTTCTTCTTGCTGAAAGGAATAATGGTTGTCCCTCATAAATACCGTATGACTTTACTTCTCTTGCAAGGGCGTCCATTCTTGAGCGGTTTCCCTTTTTAGAGGTAACTGACAGATAGTTCCCGTCATCATCGCCAATCCATCTTCCGTCTGGCATTTCCCAGACATAGATGCCTAGAGTTGACTCTTCATCTAATACTTTTGAGTTAATCTTATTAAATTCCATAGTGTTTTATTTTACCATTACCTTAAGCATAAGTCTAGTTTTTGTCACACCATATGACAAAATTATATGTTTTGTATGACCAGCCAGTCATTATTATAGACGGATGTGCCATCTTCTGTCAGGGTAATTGACGAATCGTCGGCTACAGAGATAGATCTTTGTGTATATAGACCATAATGCTCAGACACTTTTGTTGAATTAAATGCAGTTGGATATAAAGCAATATTTTGGTATGTTGCAAGCGTTGAGCCTAGGGCTGATGAATTAAATTTTAATCCTCCAGATATTGGGCTTGTATATACTATAACAACGTGATGAATTTCTTCAGGGGTCAAAACATTTGATATGTTTGTCTGAGATGTCTTATTTGTACCATTTATATATATTGCAGCAATATTTGTTTTGCTAACTGTTCCAGCAGTAATCCATGAATAGTCCGATGCTGCCCCAGTTCCCAATACTGATGAAACTAGCCCACTGTTAGATAGGGATGATGGTGTATAAAAAAATTCTACTGTAGAAATTGATGATTCAGTATTAATTACAAATCCTGAATTACTAAATGCTTTAACTCCATTCCTGCTGTCTCTGGAGAGGATAGGATAAATTTTACTTCCTAGAGTGTAAGATGTTGTGTCTAATGCAGAAATATAATCTGCTGAATTTGAGGCAAACAAGGTCTGATCCTGATAAAAGTTTAAAGACAATGAATATAGTCTTGGTAGATATTTACTTGAATCTGATGTTGATAAAACAATTCTTATATGAATACCAGTTTGTGAAGAAAAGCTTGACCTAGTAAATCCTGGAATCTGCCCTCCGTTTATACAGGAGGTATAGGATACTCCATCTAGGCTTACGGATACTGCAATTCCATTTGACCCATTCCACTCAATTTTAGAAGAATTAGAAGGTATGCCAGAAGGTATTGAAATAAAATCATCTAACTGTACGGATGCTACTGCTGCTGTATCTGTCTTTACAATTGAAATATATTGCTCTTCTGTATTATAATAAGTTTGATCTGTTATTAAATAATTCCAGGGTTTATTTCCTGGATACGAATATGAATGTGATGTAGATATATTATTATCATAAGCCTCAAATATTCTGCCTTGATCTGGGAATGCAACTTGATATGCTGGTATTGGTTGAATTTCAGAATAATGATTAAATATTTTTGAAACTGGCAATGCGTGTCTATAAACTGCAGGAGCGTCTATAACAAAAGAATCTGATGCACTTAGGGTTGGACCCACATTGAGTGTTAAACCGCTCTGAGAAAGGCTTGGAAGGTCTGTAATGGATATTGTAGATTCAATCTTACCATCAACATATAAATTAATTGCTGAAGGAGAATATGTTCCTACTAAATGATGTGACTTTGAAATATGTGATAAAGTATGTCTTGCTGTATATTGACCAAATTTAAATACAATGTCTCCAGAGTCATAAAATAATCCAATTGAATTTGTTGCATTACCAAATATTACAGTTTCATTTGTTGTTGTAAATTTTGGATAAAACCACGCTTCAAAAGAGCAGTCATTATCTAATGAATTTTTGTCCGCCAAACTTGCGTATGCGGAACTTCCATAATAATTATTTACTATTGGAAAAGAAATAGATTTGGAATTAGTAATTAATGATCCTTGCAAGCCTCCTGGAATTAGCGGCAGAAGGCCGTTAGTAATCCCTCCAGAATATGTTGCAGAGTTTCCACAACCAGATATGTCTGAGGCTGTGGTTCCAGAGGTTTCATCTAAAGCCCAGAAACCTACTGGGTTATCTTTGATTACTTTTAGTTGGTATGACATTCTTTTATTATATACTAATATCTATCTTTTGAAAAAGAATATGGG